CTTGTAATCCGAGCCCTAGCATTACTCGAGCAATTTGGGTCGTTGAGCGAGCCATTCTTGCAAAGAAGACTAAAGGTAACGGCAAAAGAAGCGCAAAAGATAATGGAGTATATAGGGAGTGATGGGTAATTAAAAATATGATTTGTTCGTCATAATTGTTAATTATCAGACGTGCTATAAACGATATTCTTTAATAAGTTAGGAAACTTTTAACTTTTGGGATACGATAGCTCTGATAATCTCATCGATCTTCATAAGATCAGGATGTCTTTTAAGAGCTTCAACTCTAAAATAGACGGGGTCAGAATTTAAAAACGGAACGTGTATCATCTTTTCCTCATAAATCGAAGAGCGATTTCATAATATACAGCTCTGTAAGAAGATAGTCATAGAACTCGGAACAAATCCAAGAGCCGTACCATAATAGCCAGCTCTGTAGAAAGATAGTCATAGAACTCGGCTTCTCTGCTGCCTTCAAGTAACGATTGATTCATCATGAATTCATCCGTCTTTTCAGAAAGTTTTTCTAATCTAGCCATGGCTTGACCTGTAAGATGGCCAAGTATCCATGGCGATGGTTCCATTTTGTTTATTTCGTAGTCTCCGCTCATAACTTCACTCTATTCAATTGAAAATCCGTCGTTTTTGGCATAATTTCCTCTCATACGTAAAGGCCGCTCTCAGGCTACCTACCTAATCCGCGGCCCTCACAGTCATCGCACCGTGTATAATATATGCTTTCTAGGAGATAGAATTCAACAACTTGCGCGAATAAAATAATTGCTGTATCGTTCAAGTAAATTCTTTTTGGGGTAAAATATGACGTCTGGGATGATGGAAAGAAGCCAAGTGGTCAGAAACATATATGAAAGCCATTATACGGATGGACGGCCCGACATAGTAGCTGAGGCGGATTCTAGGTACCAACAAAACCTATCAGCTTGGCAGCTTTTTTTCTACGAACAGCTTATCGACCGCAAGGTTTACCTGGGGGATCAAAGATATCTAAATTTATATTCTGGATTGAGCTACGACCACCAAAAATATATCTTCAACGTCTCGATGCCTGTACTAAATATGGTAGCCGGAAGACAAAGACAGCATAGAAAAGCCACACAGATGGTGCCGGTACAGGGCTCAAGCAGTCATACATCCTCACAGGCGACTAAAGTAATTCAGTCGGCTTATTACAACGATGATACCTACAACACGGTGAGCAATTGTTTTAAGGAATCTTGTATCACGGGGTTGTCTTTAATGCACTCGTGGATAGATTATAGGCGCGATCCGATCTGCGGAGACCTAAAGACGGAGTGTTATAGCGCTGACATGGTAATGATGGATGCTTTTTGGCGAGAAATGGATCTTTCTGACTGCCAATTCATACGAACAAGAAAGTATTTGCACAAAGAACAGGTAAAGCAGCTCGTGCCAGGACGTGAGCACGATATTGATATGCTCAATGACCAGGCTTATTTCGACACAAAATTTACATTTATGCCCCAACAGTATAACATAAGGCGTAAAGGGTTTTTGGCATATGATGAATACTGGCATTTGACTGAGAGGATGGCAACATTCTTAGTTGATCCGGAAACATATGAGTCAACAGAGGTGGACTTCACAAAAGAAGACCTAGATAACCTCAAAGCCAAATTCCCGCAAATTGTGATTGTGAAAGAAAAGGTGCCTACAGTGCATTTAGCGATCATCATTAACAATGTGTGCTTCTACGATGGACCTAATCCTCTTGGCATAGACTACTACCCATTCACGCCATTCGTTGCATACCACGATTTGGCGAATAACAACTATGCGTTTCGTTATCAGGGCATCATCAGAAACATTAGAGACCCTCAATACCTCTACAACTACAGAAAGCAGCTTGAGATGGACTTGTTAGCTGCACAATTCAGCGGCGTCGATGTCGAGGAAGATGCCTTGGTGAGCGATGATGATGCCTTTAAAGTGGGCCCAGGTAAGGTAAGATTTTTCAAGAAAAACAGAATGCAAACAGGTATAAGAGATGTACCAGGCGCGAACATCAACCCGGCTAACTTTAATGTCACAGAGCTTCTTAAACAGGATATACAAAGCAACGCGGGGGTCACGCCGGAGCTCTTGGGCCAAGCGGAAGATAGTGACGTGGGTATTACCGAGCAGTTACGACAAGGTGCTGCTCTCACTACCCTACAGGAACTCTTTGATAACCTTGATCTATCCCAAAGGAATGCAGGTCGACTACACTGGGCGCTTATTCAGAAGAACTATACCCTTGGTAAGATCCGCAAAATGATTACGGAAGAGCCTACAAACGAATTTAGGGATAAATCTTTCCAGAAATACGATGCTGTAGTCTGCAATGCACCTCTTACCAACACCACCAAGCAACTTGCTTATCTCCAAAAATACAGTCTCTGGAAAGATGGTCTGCCTATACCTGTGGATATGCTATTGGCTGATCTTGATATACAAGACAAAGACAAGATGATTGAAGCTATACAGAAGCAGCAAGAGCAAGACCGCCAAATGCAACAACAATCTGCTCAATTGCAGATGCAAAATCAACAGGTAGTCAATGAATCTCTACAGTCCAAGGCGGAAAGTGATAGAAGCCTAGCACAAGAGAGAATGGCAAAGGGTAGATTAGAGCAAGTGCAGATAATGACGGCATACAATAAGAGCGAGCATGAGAAGACCTCTGCAATACTTAACACAGTCAAAGCAGCCGCAGAGGTGGACTCTATGGGAATCAATGATTTTGTCAGTGTATTTACATTGATAGAAAATATGAAGAACAACGAAGATAAAAAAGTAACTCAACAAGAGGGGATATCAAATGGCACACAGTCATAAAAACACGTCGCAGGGTGGTTCTGGAGGCAAAGGGAATACCGGCGCCGACTATTCAGCTATTGGTCATAAAAAGGAACATGTTCCACCAGCAGGTGCGTCGAATTCCTATGAAATGATCCGTAAGAAAATAGATAACCACGACTCTAGAGCGTTGGCAAATAAGCCATACACTCGCGAAAAGATGATGAATAAGTAAACCCAAACATCTTGGATAGCTCCTATCCGTTTTGTTTGGCGGCAGGCGACAGGCCGCACGTGTAAAAAGCGAAGTCGCCATTAACCTAAAGGAAAGACCATGCCAAAGATAAAGATAATTCCGTCGGGGAAGAAGCCTGCGGTTCCAACAGCTAGCAAACTAAGCAGTGTAGTGCCAAGATTTAAGCCGGCCGGTGGAAAGCCATCGCTACCTTTTGACAAATCCTATAATCGCCAAGGAACAGATGGTTCTGTGGCTAACAAAAGAAGGGAAGGGTAAATATGAATAAACCAGTAGCACCATGGACCGGAACTAAAGGTCTACATAAAGAAAAGATTTCAGAAGAAATAAATAAAAAACATAAAATGTCTGAAAAAAGCATGAAAAAAGGTGTTAGAAAGCAAGATATAAGAAGAGTTGAAAAAGAAAGAAAGCACACTAAATCAGACTTAGCAGCAGCGCATAAACACATGAAAGCACATGGTGGATAGCAAATGACAAGAGAATATCCTACACCAAGAAGCTTTTTAGATTTTCTTCAGGTTTTATCGAGAACAACTGAACAGAATATAAGATCCATGTGTCATCTTGAAACTCACAGAATTTATGATCTGGAAAAGTATAAAAAAGAAATCGAAAGTGTTCAGTCATTGATAAATACTTTTAAATTTGATATATATGAAACTCCTAACCCATTTGATCAAAAATGGATTGATGTAAAGGAAGAGCTTCCGCTTGTTGATGGCTCATATGAAGTTACAAACCATCCTGAAAAACCGTTTGATCTAGGTGTTTGTGAATATAATGGATTAGGATTTATAGCTGATAGAATTTATAGAAATCCTAAATATTGGCGTTATATGCATAATTTAGAGAAAAAATACGGTAAACAAAGAGAATGATATGCCTTGTAGATGTTGTGGAGCTTCTAGGCCTTCAAAAGGTTTTAGAGAACCAAATGAGAATAAAATAAACGAAATTTTAAAAGAAGCATCTAGGTTAATTCTAGACAAATCTAATTATGGTTATGACGATATTGAGGAATGGAAAAAGGGATGGCAAGAAGCTTTTGATCATCATTTGAATGGATGTAAAGAGGTGGAAAATTCCCATAAAATATAAATGTTCCCAAGGGCATATTTTTATAGAAGAATCATATAATTATTATATAGATAATATTTGTCCTAAATGTTGGCAATATGCTGAACCTGTGAAGGAAAAATCCAATGACTATGATACCGCCGAAGATAAAGAAACTGCCGAAGCTACATAAGCCTCAAGGCTATGTCAACCACCCTCAACAAGGGTCTACGCACAGTAACAGATCTCTCCCTTATGGCGGATCAAAGATGGTAAGATAAATGGTGAGAGGGAGTACAAAGACTTACGGCGAACTCATGCAAGAGGCTCGGACTATCACCGATCATCAAGAGATCGGAGAGACTGTTCAGCCCCTTATGAAACGCTTTCAAACGATTATCGAGGAGGCCGTACAGCTAAACTATGATAAAGGCGTAAAGGGTAAATATTATATTCATATCTGGACTCAAAAAGAGCCATATGCCAACAACACCCTTCACATCTATCCTCAATGCCGAAGAACTCGCCCAAGTCCACACCAAAACACTGATCACTATCTTTGGAGAGTCGAAGACGGGGGCAAGGTTACCTTCGAATGGTGTATCCCAAGGAAAGAAGTCGTTGCCCACATCTTAGCCAATCCCCATGAGTTCGATATCAACTACGTCAAATCTCTACGAGCATTTTGCAAAGACACCTTAGAAACCGATTCAGACTATGTTGTCGCATGGGATGACGTCCCAGAAGCTTTTAGAAGCAAAGTCTCTCCTCTAAAATTCACTACCTAATCACTTGCATAAATTTCATATTTTAGTTATACCCAAGATGACCCAACAATAGGGCGTGGTCAACCCTGTCCCAATAGGCGCAACAATGAGATATCGCCGATCTCAAAGGAAAACATGGATCAAACAGAAAATAGCGCAATTCCTGAAGTCGCTGCCCAGGCTGTAGATATTCATGAGAAGAAGTCTCCGCAAGACAGTTTTGCAGAGCTTCGAAAGGCAAAGGAAGACCTCGAAAGACAGCTATGGAAGGCTGAACAAGAGCGGTCGTGGTATGAAAAGCAGTTGCAGCAACAGCAGCAACCAAGAACTCAACCGCAACAAGCTGTGCCGGAAGAAGAGGACTTTGATTACCGTCAGTTAGAGGCCGAAGACTTTCCCGATGGAAAGAAATTGGTCAAAGCTTTCAATACGATGACAAAGAAAATGTCCTCGTATGATCAAAAACTAGCTGATAAAGATCAAAAAATCGCCATTCTGGAAGCTAAATCCGAATTTCCTGATCTTGCCGAGGTAGTCACCGCCGAGAATATTGAAAAATATATCAAAAGCGACGAAGACAACCGCGAAGCCGTGGAAAAAGCCTCCAATCCTTTGAGAAAGGTGTATAATCTAATCAAAAAAAGCGCCGCTTATCAGGCCGATAAGGCTTCTAAGACCGCAAAAGATACTCCAATTTCGCAGGAACAAAAGAGAGTCGATGAAAAGGAAGGAAAGCCTAAGACAGGTAGCATTGGAGTTCGCTCCGAAGCTGTCTCAATAGCCGCTAAAATGTCCAATTCAACGATGTCCAGAGATCAGCGATTAGCCCTCTGGAAAGAGACTCAAGCCGCAGCTAAGCGATAATCTTCGTCTTAACCGAGGTTAAGACACATGAGTGGTCCTACTACAACAAGTGTACTGCCTCCAGCAGTACAACAGCAACTTTCAATGAAGTTGCTAGCTCGTCCAATGCCTGACCTTATCCACACAACTATGGGTAGAGAATAGGGATTGCCCATATAAAATTTGGCTATTTGCTGGAAACTCCTAAAGCTTTCTGGTACACTGTGATGTATAACCAATTACAGTGTGAAAATCCAGGAGATGAAACAATGGACAATCAGCAGCGAAGACTGGAAAAGGATAAAGCATGGTTCGCAGGAGTCATGGAAGGAGAAGGTTCTTTTACATTAGTACAAAGTAAAAGAATCGAGAAAGATGAGGAAATCATCCGATATGTGCCTTCTTGTTGCCTTAGCAACACTGATCCTATGCTTATTAAAGAAATAGAGAGAATATTCACTGAACAAGGAATTTACTTCAAAACTTATTATAGAGGGAAAAGGAAAGCAACATATAAAGAATGTTGGCAAATTCACCTCATAGGTATGAAGCGATGTATAAGATTAATCTCTTGGATTCTTCCAGAATTAAGGGGAGAAAAAAAAGAAAAAGCTCGAATGATCTTAGAATACTGTAAAATTAGAGACGATCAGATGGGTGGATTTCATGGGATTAAATATAGTGAAGATGAATTAAACCTCTGTAATTCTATAAGGAGCCTCCAGAACGCTCAACGACTACACGCCAAACACCGAAAGGTGATGATATAGTCTGAACATACGCGAGAGCGTATGAGGAGGGAATAACAAGACCTCCCGCCATGTAAAGCGGTTTTACATGGTCATAAAGTAACAGAGTGTATCCCATTACGATGGATCAGCAGGCTGGCGATATTCTGAGACGCCGACGCTATCAGAACCTACAAACAGCACCAGTTCCGCTTGGAAATGGTATTGTTGACCCAGCAGCTCAACAGTTAGTTGCTTTAGATATTGATGCTAGAATCGACTGGTACGGCACGTACATCATACTACAAGAACAGGTGATGCTCATAAATGAGGATCCCGTATTAAATTCAACTGTTGGTACTCTAGGCCAATCTCTTCGTGAAACAGAGGACCAATTGGCTCGTAGCATGATGGAAGGCGGAGCGCCGCCAATATTTTGTACATCGGGTACAAACGGGGATAATCCTAGTAATATCACTCCTTTGGACTGTTCTAAAGCGGTGCGTTTATTGCGTACGGCTAACGCACAGTTCATCATGGATATGATAAATGGCGAATTGAAATTCGGATCATCACCGGTACGAAGTGCGTTTTTTGGTTTGGGTCACACCAATCTGAGCGCGGACTTAGACCAGATGGTTGGTTTTATCAACGTGGCGAACTATGCTAACCAGAGCAATTTGCTGCAATCTGAATGGGGTTCTGTAAGAAACATTAGATTCTTGCTGTCCTCTTTGGGTTCGATAACACCGAATGCATCAGCTTTGGGTGCGGACGTATATAACGTATTCCTACCGGGTCAAGAGTCTTACGACATGGTTGACTTGGATGGATACTCTGCTCAATTTATATATGCACCGCCAGAGATTGCATCTCCACGCTTGAGACTATACCAGACGGCTGGATGGAAGATGGCGCAAGTGTTCAACATTACGAACACATCATGGATCGTAAATCTACGCTGCACTCTTGCAGTAGCATTATAAGGGGGCTATTATGAGCTGTCAGATACTTACAGGTTCATTTGTTAACGTTGCATCTACGCCGAAATTCATTCCAATTACGGCTGGTATCAACATTTTTAGGTTAAAAAACCTTACAATGTCGGGGCAAACTGCACTTGGTATTGCTGGTGTCTTAACCTCTGATCGTATTGTAGAAGGGTATTTTAATCCTGCTACGACTGCGAACGGCACAGCTTTGATTAAACAGCAAGGAACGGTTGCAGCTCCTTTGGCGCCATTGAATAATGGTATTTGTGCAATTAATGGGTTTACCCTCATTAACGGCGCAACATACTCACAAGGGCCTACAAAGTCGATTTTGAGCTTTGTACCTGGGGCAACGACTGTTTTTACAGCATCAGCGGCACACGGTTTCCTGGTAGGCGACACCGTAAGGATCGTCAACATGACATCCGCTCCAGAAATGGGCGGACTACTGATGACAGTAACGGCAGTTGGTGGCGGTGGAACAACCTTTACGACGCTTTTTGACTCTACAAACTCTCTAACGAGTGTTGGTTCAGTCTACAAGGTAGGTTCGTACACGCAGCAGAATTCATCGCTTTATTACCCACAAAATAGAACGATTGCTTCGATTTCGTTAGCGAATCCTATGGTTGTTAAGACCTTGGTGCAACAGAATTACCAAATCGGTGATGTTGTACGCTTTATGATTCCAACAGCGTTTGGAATGCAGCAATTGAATAGCACAAGCACTGGCTTGCCTGTTCAATTTACGGTTTCTGCCGTGAATAATGCTGTTGGTACTCAATCCGTGACTTTTGCAAATACTGATAGCTCAGCCTATACAGCATTTGCATGGGCAGCGGCGGCAAGCTTTCCTTATGGACTGCCTGTCATGGTACCTCAAGGCGCTGGTAACCTGAATAATTTGTCTGGAGTAACACCGGCACCCTTGCCATATGCAAACCAGAATATTCTGGGTTTTGCAACGCAAAATACTGGACAAAACGGTATTTTGATCGGGGCAGGAGACGGCACGAACAGCGCTACAACAGGCGGGATCATTGGATCTACGGTTGATGCGTGGGAATGGGAGTGTGTAACTTCTACGCAGCAGTTTAATTAAGACTAATGAGGGGGAGTAATCCCCCTCATCTTACTTGAGAGAGAAAAATGGCAAGACAAAAAAAGTTTAGTACTGTAAATTCCGAACAGAAATCTTTTGATGAAAAAACAGAGGTATGTATGAGTCAAGAAAACGAACTGGAAACGCTACAACAAGACATTGACAAAGCAAGAGTAGAGCTTGAGCAAACAAAGGTGTCAATTGAAGAAAAGAAAAAAGAGATGATATCTTTAAACCCTCGTAGAGATCACGACGAAAAAGAAATGAGTTTGGTAGCGAAGCAAGTGAGTATGAGTAATGAGCGCGTCGCCATGAAAGAAAATCTAGAAAAGCAAAAACTCATAGACAATCAAAAGATTACGGGTAAGTTTTTAAATCGAAGAGCGCCCGGACAGCCTGCAAAACTCTGTTACATAAAATACGAAGATGATCCGGTAAAGTGGTACACATTTGAAGATGGGAAGGTCTATACTATCCCAAGGGGCTTTGTAGAGCAAATCAATGAGCATTACCATACGCCACATTTTATCCAAGCAGAAGGGGCGATGGATCCTAATAGGATGGGAAGCTCTATACATGACGTTGACACGTCGAACAAGAAATACGCTTTTGTTGCTATGGGATTTTAGAGATTTTGGATGGCTTTACATGATGTAAAGCTGTTTTACTTTTAGTTAAGGGACGCAATGTCAATCACTTACTATCCAGGCTATTCGCAAGTGACGGTAGCGCAGAATCTCGTACACCGGGAAATACTGTCCATTACGCAAGCGTTTCCGATGGTGTTAACCACGGTAGTTGATCATTCCTATTCCGCGGGGATGATCATCACCTTTTTAATCCCGATTGGATTTGGGATGACACAGCTTAACAATGTTCTGGCGCAAGTTTTAAGCGTGACAACTGACACGTTAACTGTTAATTTGGATTCGAGCAATTTCACGCCATTTGCTTACCCAAGTCCGTTGCCGAGTGCCTACACACCGGCATCAGTGATCCCAGTAAGTTCAGGGCCACAATTGCCGCCCACTCCTCTTCCATATGGCAATCAGGACGGGTTTGAAGGGGTCATATTTAATGCAGGGCAACCATAATGGTAACACTCTTAGAGATGCGGAATACCGTAAGAAGGATGACCGCTAGATACGTGCCGGCGCAAATGACAGATACGCAGATTGATAGATACATCAATTTGTCATACACCTTGCAAATGCCAGAGAACTTTAAAAACTCTAAACTGACAAAGCCTTATGTATTTACAACTATTCCTAACGTTGACACATACGACTTCGTTTACCAAAGCGGAATCGCCGTTAATGCCGCTGGTGATCCTATCCCTGGTAATATTCAAATATCGCCACCCGTATATTGCCAAGGCTATATTCTACGTTATTCCCAGGACAAAACCACCTTCTATAACCGATGGCCCAAACTAACGGTTAATCAGCAAATAGGTGTTGGAGATGGCACAAGCGGTACTTATTCAGGAACTATACCCTCCACGCCGTTCCTGCGGGGTCAGTTAGATATATTTGGAAACCTTACTGAATCCGCCGTAATTATTTCCTCCTATGATGATACAGGTTTTAGCCTTGTTTTGGGGGATATTCCCTTAATTAATTCGAATACTGGTACACTTGTAGATGACCAGAATGTTGTTGTAGGAAGCATAAATTACCTTACGGGAGCTTACTCTTTCAACCTTGCTGCAGGCATTATACCGGCTGGTGCCACAATCTATGCTAGCGTTGTTCCTTATCAGGCTTCTAGGCCTACGGACGTTATATTCTACAATCAGCAAATCACATTCCGACCGGTACCGATGCAGGTATATCAAATAGAGTTTCAGATAAGCCAGCAGCCTACGGATTTGCTTACAGATAATCAAGCACCTGAACTAGACGAGTGGTATCTTTTTGTTTGTGCTGGAGCTGCCAAGTTAATCTATACAGACTTTCCGGATCCTGAGGGTATGGCACAACTTATGCCAATATGGCAGGAACAGCTACAAATAGCCCAGAGGCGCACATTAAGACAAATGGGCAGTCAAAGGGCAGCAACGATATTTAGTCAGCCAGGAAGACCGCTTGCTAGCTGGTTTATGGGCACCGAATATTCCGGAAATGGGTAAGAAATGAGCTATAATTCTGCAATTCCTGTTGCTACTGATACGATGCTGAAATCGCAAGGGCAAATTAATGCTAACTTTCAGGCGATAAATCAAGCGTTTGCACAGAATCATGAAAGTCTCACAACAGACAATACGATATCGGGTAGGCATAGAGTCGTAACATTTCAAGAGCAGATTGGAGACCCAGCAACTACAGCCGACCAAATAGCCATATATACGAAGGCAGTGTCTGGTTTGCCTGCTCTATTTATGAGGCCAAATAACTCGCAGACACCTATACAGCTAACTTACTCGTCAATATCTACGGGATTGCAGTCCACAAACCCGAATGTATATATATCACAGCAATATTCATTCGTCGCGGGGCCTTTTGTAGTTTTTTGTGGGAAAATTAATGCGATACAGGGGGTTTTAATACCGCTTACGCCGGCCACGACACTAATATATGCAAATGTAACGTCAAACGAGACAGTAGACGTTTTTTTAGCTGCAACGGCAGTAATATCAGGTGGAGATTTTACAATTCTTACTCACGCGGCTTCAGCATCGCCACAAAATTGGTCTTATTTTGCGATAGGTAAGCCATGACATATAACCCAAATATTCCATTGCCGACTACTTCATTTGCCGACTGGCAGATAGCGATTAGTCAGAATTTTACTAGTCTAAACGATTCATTTGCTAAAGACCATATAGCCCTTGATTCGGCAACAACGCCGGGGAATCATGCAGTTATTACATTGCCCGAGCAAGAAGATGGCCCGCAAACGGGCGTAACAGAAATGTCGATGTTTTCTAAGGATGTTGTAGGGCAAACGGATCAAATTTTCTTAAAATATGGAAGTGGTCAAGAGTTTCAATTCACGAATTGGCAGATATATGAAATACCGGCTTTGCCGAATCAGACAACCTATTTTTCGTTTCTTCCAGGGGGCTTGCTGTGTCAATTTGGATTATTTCACAATGTATCCGGCATAAATAGAACAACCCTTGAGATCAGGCCTCCGGTAATAAAGAATCTTGTTACGGCAGTTTTTACACCAAAGTCGTCAACGGTGTTAGGGGGGGGGCAGTGGTCGCCAAAAGCCAGTCAAATAGCAGCGAATGGATATGTAACAGGTCTTCAATTAAGGGGTCAAACTATAGGAGGGCCAGGAAATTTAGGGAGGCCAGAAACTAGTCCTCAGGATTTTTACTATTTTCTAGTAGGTAATACATGACCTTTGACCCACAAATACCTTTAGCATCAGAGTTCCCATCTACCTCAGCAGTTCCAATCCAAGTAAACTTTGCACAGTTCGAAGCCATATTTTCCTCTTTATTGGGTGGTGTATATTATAATCACTTGCCCATGAATGATGCAAAACAGGGAATGCATGGAGCGGTTATAATGGAAAAGTCGGCACAGCCTGTTGTTGATGGTGATTTTGTTGCTTTGTATGCTCATGATGAAACTTTTACCACGGGTGGAATACAGCCACAATTGACCTCGATGATACCTAGATTTCTTCCTACCTCAAGAGTGCCATTCAATATTCCTAATGACCCGGTGACACTCACATACAATCAAGTAGATACAGCCGGACCAAATCAATTTCAAAGTTTTTTGCCGGGTGGTTACATACTCTATTTTGGTAACACGGTAAATATAGCAGCGAATATAACTTTAACACCCACACCTGCGACGATTGTTATGGCACAAGCGGTACCACAAGCGGGTAATGGAACTGTACCTTATGATTGTACAATCGCAATAACACAACCAGCGACACTAAAAATATCCTCTGGTCTCGCGCCAGGTGGATCACTTTTTTTGTGGATGGCAATAGCCAAGGCTTAATATGACATCACAAACCTTCCTAATTGGTCCCATCAAAGATGGCTTAAGAAAAGACGTCAAACCTTTTGCTACCCCTGAGGATGCGTTCCAGTCTCTTTTAAACGCCTATCAATGGAGAGGGCGCATTGTACGCCGTTCTGGATATATTTTACTTGGAAGGCTCGCTAATAACACGCCGGTCATGGGGCTTAAGACAAGGGATCTATTTATACCAAAAAGCCGGCAGCTTGTGGCATTTGACACTACTCAGGCCTATTACTACGACTTTGGCACTACATCGTTTATCGCTCTTCCATCCGTTCCAAATCCTGTGACATGGAGTGGCACAGATTACCAATTTTTTCAGACGGTCAACTACGCCGGAGCGTTCTGGGCTACAAATTCAAAAGCAGGTCTTAACGGTTATAATCTGACATTATTTGCCAACCAGGCAGGCCCTCCATACACTGTAGAAGTAACATCAGCAGGAAACACATTCGGCGTAAATGATCGCGTCTATTTCCTAAATACGGCGTCCAATTCATTAAGACAAGGAAAAGTGACAATAGCGGGAAACCCATTTACAGTAGAAGCCACCGACGGGTTAGGGGCGTTCTCCAATGGCGCCTCAGCTGGAATGGTTCTAGGCACAACAAAATCGATAGCAGGACAAGACGGGATAAGATTCTATGCATCATGCTCTGTGGCTGGGTCGTCAATAGGCGACACTTGGGTAAATTACAACCCGCCAGTAAGTACCACAACGGCGTTAGCAGGTTGCTTGTTAATGTTTCCCTATCGAGGGTATCTTGTATTTCTTAACACGACAGAGGGAAACGATACGGGGACAAATAATTTTGGCAATAGGGCACGCTGGACACAGATTGGAACACCTTATTATTCCGAGCCGATACCTAATACGCCAAGCCTGCAAACCGCAGATTCAAAAGCTGTGAGAGACGATCTTTTCGGAAGAGGCGGAGCAAACGACGCGCCAACACAGGAGATCATTATAGGCGCAGCCTTTATACGTGATATTCTTGTCGTCTATTTTGAGCAAAGCACGTGGAGACTTCGCTTCGTGAATAATTCTCAAAATCCATTTGTTTGGGAGCGCGTTAACGTTGAGCTTGGTAGCGATTGCACATCATCCACAATTCCCTTTGATAAAGGTGTGATGGCCATAGGAAAGCGCGGCATAGTGATCAGCGATGGGAATGACACTATGAGATTTGACGAAAAGATACCTGATGACATTTTTGCTATTAGGCAAGCCAATAATGGCCTAGAAAGAGTATGCGGCATAAGAACATTCCGCTCTCGTTTAAATTTCTGGACATTCCCGAGCAGCACAAATCCACAGGGGATTTACCCTGATTCAGTCCTCGTTTACAATTATGAAACGCAAAATTGGTCTTTTTTCGACGATTGCTTTACTACATTTGGATATTACTATCCAGGCGGTGGGGGAAAGACGTGGGCAGAATTGACGAACCCATGGACGTCATATAACGACGAAAATGCATCTTCCGGAGTGACACAGAGCGGGTTTGAAACAGTTGTGGCAGGAAATCAGCAAGGTTTTGTTTTTGAATTAGAGCAAGGAAATAGCACGAATAGTGAAAGCTTGTATATTTCTGCTCTGGCGGGATCTCTTATAACGAGTCCAAATCACAACCTGGCAAATGAGGCATGGATAACACTTTCAGGGATTACAGGGACAACAAACCTTGATGGATCGTCATTAAACGGTAGAAACTACAAAGTAGCCAACACATCAAACGCAGCAAATACATTTACAATTACAGAGTTTGCGCCAATTTCCGCAGGGAATGCGTCGGGAGCTTCCTTCACATATTCAATAGGATTTCTCCCTATTTTACCCGGATCCGTGCAGATAAATGTAGGTGCTCTAGAGTTTAAAGACATTAGCAATGATGGGGACTTGTACGTAGCTGGAGTCGTCTCAGGAACGATAAATTATACTACAGGAGCTTTGGTCTTAAGCTTTTCTCCGCCTATAGCATCGACAGCAGTATATATTAGGGTTGTATCTTTAAGCCCAGACCAGGGTATCAATGAAGTAAAAACGACAGGCGCATACACAGGGGGCGGCCTAATAGCTAAAATCTCTAACATCGATATACAGACAAAAGTATTTAATTTTTTTGGAGTTAATCAGAGAGCAAGGCTAAGTCAGATAGATTTCTATACAGACCTAACAAAAAACGGGCAATTCACTTGCAATGTTTTTGCAGATAGCGGAAATATACCTGTAAATACACCACTCAATGACAACCCTCAAAGCAATGTCGTTCAAACAACGGCAAATCCTTTCCAAGTCTCCACGGGGGCATCAGAGACGCTATATACTCTTTTCTGCGATGCCATAGCCCAAACGATACAATTACAGTTTGAATTTAGTGATGCGCAAATGGCAGTTACCTCTATAAACTCAGAAGATATTGAGATACTGGGAATGATGTTTAGCATGAGAGCTGGCGGACGACTAGTATGACGATAAATCCTTCAGAGCTTTTTAGTCCTTTTTTGGGAACAACTCTTAACGTACCGCAAAATCCTGAGTTGCTAAATAATTTTCTGAATAATCAGTTTAGCCAATATGCAGACTTGATAAATCAGAAAAAGATAGGTGTGTACAGTCCTGCCCAAAATTTTAGCGGCGAACTATGGTATTATCTTACACCGCAGAGGATACGTAACGGGTACCAAGTAATAGTTTACATTGCAAGTCTTCCAAATGCTGGGGTTTCGACGTTAACTTTAACATCAGACCCGGCATTCCCTATAACAGGAATCGACCCGGAGTTTGTTGTCACACAAGTTTACGGCTCTGCAAGCAAGCCGTGCACGGCGACAGGGGCCGGCGATGGAGATTACTTTAGCTTTATGTCTCAGGGAGATGCTAGAATAAGTTTTACGATGAGCGATACGACTTTGACTATAACTACAGCGGTTAATCTTTCGGCATATTCGGGATTTATCGTAGTGAATTATCTCCGTGCTGGTACGTAAAAAGCGGAGGACTACACATCCTCCGCCAACCATAACAGAGAAGTCGAGATGCAAAACTCGAGATCAATTTCACAATATATTCTTTTAAAATACCACGCAAGATTTTTTTTAGGATGAAAATTTAGGCTTGTGATATCGTAGGATTAACTTAACAAAAGGTATGGTTATGAATCCAGCTATCATGATGGCTCTAGCTACGGTTGCGGCACCAATGATAAGTAAGATGATGGGCGGAGAAGGAGAGAGCGAGAAAAGAAGCTCGACATTCAATCCACAGCAACAATCTACATTGAGCAGAGCCATGGATAGCATTCGAGGAATGAGGGGAGGGGCTGATATCACTCAAAACCCTGCCTATGGCCAAGGCATGGAGTGGATGCAATCTCTTTTCAACGACCCAGAGTTCTTTAACAAGTTTGAAGCCCCCATGCAAAGGCAATATGAAGAGCAAACAATCCCAGACCTAGCCAACAGGTTCGCCTCGATGGGTTCAGGAGGTTCTTTAGGGTCTACAGGTTTTAGAAATCAACTTGCACGAGAAGGCAGTAATCTTCAAACGAACATGGCAGCGCAAAGAGGCCAAATGCAACAGGCGGCAATACCTCAAATGCTAGGGTATGCCCAGCAGCCGGCAAGTAATTATAATCAGCTTCTAGGCATAACCACAGGCCAAGGAACGCAAAACCAATATCAGGGGCCAACTCCGGGTTGGGGCGGTAACATGATGGCGGGATTAAGCGGTGGCATGTCACAAGGTCTTGGACAATATGCAGGCCAATATATGGCAGGTATGGGGAATCAATCAGCTCCATCAGCTCCAGCGGCACAATCCGGGGGCGGAGGCAGTTTGTATCGAGGCTATGCGGGACAATCTCCTACAACTTATTAAAATAAGGTAAGACAATGACTTCCATACTACCATCAGAGCGCACATCAGGAGACATTACAGGACGTCTAATCAGGGAGCAGATGTCTCAGAATCTTCCCGGGGCTGTTCAAACTGGAATTGAAAGAGGACAAATCCAAAATGGCCTTCAAAAACTAGCTCAAATGTATCCTCAATTACGACCTTACGCGGAAAGTATGGCTCCTTTTGCAGGGACTCGCCAAGGTGCTCAGTATGTAGAAGCTCTATTACCAGAAATTCAAAAAGCCGTGCAAAGCACGCAGCAAGTCAATCCTCAAACTGGTGAAGCTCTTCAACAAGTGGAGGGAATGCTTAATCCTCAAAGAACTATATATTTTGGAGGTGGTCAAACAGAAACAAAAGTCCATGGAAAACCACCGGTAACACAACAACAGCAACAGCAACAACCAGATTATGAGTCTAGTTATAAAGCTTTAGAAAAAGGAATGGGAGAACAATATTTCCCAAAACCAAGAAAAGCCCCTGAGGTGGGCTCTCCAGAATCTAAAAGACCGCAAAAACCTTTAATACCACCTAAGCCAATAACTCAAGTGGAAGAGCAAAGAATGCGGGCGATATTAGAAAAAAATGGCGTAACAGACAAGGCTCTCCAAGATCAATATATTGCTCAGTCAAAAAAGCAAAGACAAGATGAATATCAAGCCGAAAAAGAAGGTTTTGCAAATGTTCAAGAATATCAAAAAGCCAGAACAGCCGAAGATGATAGATTCTGGGAAGCCGTTGCACCTTCTGTAAAAGAAATTTTCCCAGGAATGAATGCCGAAGAAGAAAACATATGGAAAGGAATCGCCAGAACAAATGAAGATGTCGGATCCGATGAAGCAAGATTAAGAGATACCAATGAACGATATAATCAGTTAATTTATCAGCCACTAGCTGCATTTGTAGATACAGGGCCAGTTTTGCCGTATGCTTCTGCATTTAGAGAAGAAAAAGTAAAAGATGCGGTCGAAGATTCAAGAAGTATGATCCAAGACCATCTGAAAACCATTAGAGATAGAGAAGAAGACGATTCATTTCCACCAGAATTAAAGTCAGAAACTTTAAATTATCTCAGGAAAAAATATCGTTCTGCAATGTTAGAAAAAGATTTTGGTACCTCTCAAAGTGCTTATGCGGTATCAAATCTTGAACCCACAACAGTAAAAGCATTTGAAAAAATTCCTAAATATCCAGTTGGAGAAGTTGGGGTAAAGGATGTTTTTTCTTTTGAATCACCCTCATTTGAAAAGCCCGTATCAGCAGCCGACAAAACCAAATACACCAATATTTTAGCAGGAACCTTAAGAAATCTAAAACCCACGGATTCTTTAATATTATCTAGAGATGCCGCGATTTCACAAAAATATCCAGAAGAAGTATTTAATCGAGCATTGCGTATGGCTATTGAAAATGGATTAATCCTTAGTCCTTTTCAAATGCAAGAACGGCCTGAATTATCAATTCCGCAACTAATGGATCTTGATAGCGTGTTACGAGGTAAAAGAACAGTTTGGGACTTGTTTAAAGGAAAAAAATGACGATAGCCAGTATTCAACAAGCTTTGATGCAGGGATATTCAATTTCGACTGTGATTCAGTCTATCTTAAAGATGGATTCCCCATTAGCTAAATCGATCAAAGAGGCTATAAAGCAAGGTTATAATGAGGATCAGATAGGCGAATATCTTTCTAAGGGAAAAAATCTTTCATTTAGTCAAAAAAACAAGATGCTTAAAGGAATGACCGAAGAAGAAAAGGCTCGAGGTATTGCATATCATCAGACGAAATCAGAAAAAAACATAGGAAATCTTGTCAAATCTGCCGCCATTTCAGGTGGCGCAGCGGCAGCAGGAAGTTTTGCGGCGCCTGCTTTAGGGGGTGCGTTAGCTCGAGCAGCTCCATCTCTTTTAGGTCCGGGGGCAATACCAGGGGCTTTATCTGGAGTACAAGGCGCATTGGGCGGAGCACAACCACAAGCCCCACAAGCCCCACAGGCGCCCGTTGCACCCGTATCACAAGGGATGCAGGAACCCATAGACGAGGGAGAGAAACTACGCCAAGACATCATAGCAAAGTCTCAGCAAAACAGACCTGATATAGAGCCTAAAAAAGGCCCGTCGAAATTCATCGAACAGGAAAAGAATCGGTTAGAGAGCGAGTACGGACCTTTAGAGCCTGCGCCAGGGATAGAAGAACCGAAGCCAATCACCAAGCATCAGACAGTTGCAACGCCGATAGGCATGGGTAAAGTCCTTGAAATCCGTATTGGACTAGCCATAGTCGAAGATGACAACGGAAAAAAACATAAGATCCCTGAAGAGGAGCTTATTAGCTCTCCATTGCCGGAAAAGGATCTTGCAGAACTCTACGAAGACCTTGTCGGCGGAATTGAAAAGAAGACAGGGCAACAGGTATCAAGAAATGTAGAATGGGCCGGTTATGATCCAAAAACCAACGAGCTAGCTTATAAGCCTCATGGAAGCGATAGGCTATACGCGTATGGCGACATAGAGCCGGAAGATGTTGAACAGCTTACAAGCCTTCTTACGCAGCGCAAAACGACAGGCGAGAACTTTATCGGGGCTTGGGAAGCGGGCACGGCATCGCCGATTGGTGCTGCAATGCATGCGCTGATAATGAAATTGCAAAAAACGCGCGGCGGAAAAGGAAACGAATACAAAAACAGATACGAAACGCTTTACGACGCACTTGAGCCAGCGAAAAAAGCTCTAAAGGAAAGACATGCAGAAAGAAAAAAGCAAGCCAAAAAGCCAAGATCTCGTTAAGATTCTCTATTTCTTAGCCCAACACGGAAAAAAGAAGTCTAAGAAAAAGTAGCCACCACACCCTTAGCGTTCCACTAAAATCCACACATAAACAATTGTATATTAACAACTTGCAAAAAAATTTTCGTTTTTTTGTCTAACACTTTGGTATATGGCTTTGACAATAAAGTCATTTATCGTTAAACATTTACGAAGGTTTTAAGGTTTGTTTTATTAAGGTTAAAGAAGGATGTGGAACATGGAAAAAACACAAAAAGGAAACGATTGTATGAGCTGGGAAAAGGATGCTGAACAGGTATGGCAAAAGAAGGATGTCTCTGACAACGACCTGAAAAGGTTGCTGATGAAGATATACTATGGAACAAGTTTAATTGCTTTTGAGGAATCAGAAAGCAGAGAATTATACAGAAATTATATTGGCATGGAGGAGAGGCCAGCTGGGATTATATACTCGGTTGATGGAACTCCTGCTAAGGGGACTGTCCTAATTCCTGATATAGAACACGAAGAAGTCTTCTATTATGATAGAGGAAGATTCAAGCAATTGCATAACCATATAAAATACAAATATGTATGCGGCATTTTTAGAAAGGATGCTTCGATGAAAACTATGGAGATATTCCAGAGAAATCCATTGCCAAAAAAGAAAGAAAGTCAAACAAAAGGATAAATATGGAAAAATGTGAATACGAAAAGGAGTGGAACGAGTTACGGGGCAGGGATCAGGACTACCCTCCTTATCACTTGAGAGAGCAAGTAAAAGACATTGCTTGGCGTCTAATTGCCGAGAATGAGGAGATCAAAGACTTGGATGCCGCCGCTTTCTATCTGGTAAACGGACCGATATGGTCACACTACTGGAGGACACGAGAATATCTGGAGCAATCCTCGGGTTGGCGAACGAAGCTGAAAAAGATTCTGGGGAAAAAGAAATATCAGCCTGGGTGCCGGCTCGAATTCAACGATTATGCCTGCCATTGGTTATTTGCAATGGGAGATAGGCGAGATTTGTTTAGCGATAATCTTATGGAGATTATTGAGAATGAATATTGCTTGAAGCCTATTGAGAGCAAATATCTGCGGAAGGGTTACACCCAATACAACATCACTGGCAAGTATTAGAAAGAAGGAAGATATCGCGACACCGCGACGTTCGCGACAAGAAAAAATAAAACACAAAGGCTACCGAAGAAGTATGTCACTCCAGTTTTTTTTTGAATTGCTGAAAAATCATGGTGTCATGGATTTTCTGAATAGCCTGTTTAGATATCCTATATGGGCTTCTCCTGCCTTCACCAATACGTACCGTAACAAGAAAACCTCTCAAGATAGCCCTTCGAATAGTATTTTCATGTACTCCAAAGATTACAGCTACCTCTTTTATGCTCAAAAACTCGCTTTCCATGTTTTCCCTCGCAGAATGGTGAATATAGGTTGAAGGTTGTTAAATGAGAATATTTAAATTTTAGTTTTTCTGTGGCATGTTGAGATTAAATCAACAACCCAGGAGACTATATGTCATCACCCTTTATCCCTTGCCCACTACAGTACAACGACGCTCCATGGGGCGGTTCCGTAATGCCGATGATCCAGGCGGCGAGAGACCCTGGGGCAAATGATAAACTTCCCGTCGGTTACTTCTGGCTAAACACTTCCTCACAGGTATTATTTATCTTAGCCGGATTTACTTCTGGTGTGCCGCAATGGCAAGAGGGAGGAAATGCGGAAGCCACGACATCGGCCTTCGGTATCACTCAACTAGCAACACTAACAGAGTTGCAAAATGGAACTGCCCCAGCTGGTGCGTATGTTCCAACTGCAAATGATGTTGCCACAGTCATTGCTGGTGTTGTTGCGGGCGCAGTTCCTCCCGCAAATGAAACACAAGCTGGTATTGCAGAAATTGCGACACAAGTAGAAACCGATGCTGGCGTTGACGACTCTAGGATTGTTACACCTTTGAAACTTACAACCTTTATTGGTGCTAGTGGTGTTCCAGGCAGCTTTACGGATCTGACGGCGACCGGTACAGTTTCGTTTACAGGTGTGACAGGTGGCATTACAATGACATCGACTACGGCATCAAGTTTTGGAACTACTGGCGCTGGTATTGATCTCACATTAGATTCAGCGGCAGGTCGTGTAATTGTAAATGGCGAAGAGGCGGCAGCTAATGCAATTACTCTTCTTACTGCTGCTGGGGGTATTGACGTTGACGCAGCCCTACAGATCAACATAGCCTCATCTCAAAACGCGGCGGATGCAATCCGAATTGTATCTTCAGCCGGTGGTATTGATATAGATGCTGTCGGTGCCGCAGGTGAAGACGTTAACATCACAAATACAGGTGGTAGTATTGTACTACAAGCCACTGAAAGCGCAATCGATTCAGTTGACATTATATCTACAGCTGGAGGGATAAGACTTAGAGCCACTGGAGCCGCAGCAACAGAGGACATTTCTCTTACTGCGACTGGAAGCTCGATTGTTCTAAGCGCTACTGAGGCTGTTTCTGATGCGATAAATATCGATGCAACCGCGGGCGGAGTGGATATCGATGCTGTAGGTCAAATTAATATCGCGACGTCTCAAAGTGCGCAAGATTCGATTGTAATTGAATCAACTGCGGGCGGGATCGACATCCTTGCTTCCGGGGCTGGTGCTGGTGAAGATATCGATATCATAGCGACAGGAAGTTCAATAAACCTAAGCTCTACAGAAAACGCAGCCTTAGCAATTACCTTAAATACAAACGGCGGTGTTTCGGAAACAATCAGAGCAAGAAATCAGCAGGGTACTGGAGTAGCATCTATCGAGCTTACTTCTACAGCGGGCGGATTGACTTTGGCTGGTGGCCTAGGTACTGCTGATGCTGTTAATATTACCGCGTCGACTGTAGGTGGTGGTATTGATATAGATGCGTCAACAGGGGGGGTTATCGTAGATACAACAGGCGGTATATCTCTAGACTCCCAAGCAGCAAGCAATTTTACGGTTACAGGTGCGTTTGATATTACAGTGCAATCGACCGCTGGAAGTATACTTTTAAATGCTGGCGAAGCGGTTACAGATGCAATTAATATCGACAGCACAGGCGGATTTGATTTAAACGCGGCCCTCGAAATCAATATCGATTCTAGTGAAGCCGCGGTAGCCGATGCCATTCGTATAGTTGCTAGTGCAGCCGATGGCGGTATTGATATAGATTGTGGAACCGGAGGGATAACAATTGACTCGACGGGAGCGTTTTCAATCGACGGAGCCGCAGCTTCTAATATAACAACAACTGGAGCGGGGATTGACTTGACACTATCTTCCGTCTTAGGATCCGTCTTAGTTCGCTCTACAGAGGATGCAGCTCTAGCTATCAAACTGCATGCAAACGGCGGAACTAGTGAAACCATACAGTTACATGCCGATCAAGGAACTGGTGTCGGTTCAGTAAATCTTTTGTCTGACGTCGGCGGAATTACCCTTAGAGCAACAGGTTTGGCCTCTGCTGATGCGATTAATTTAGAGGCCGTGGCGGGGGGTATCGATATGGATAGTGCCCTAGCCACCGTCATTACATCCTCGCAAGCAGCAGTCACAGCAATACAGTTGACTGCATCGGATGCCGCGGGTGGTATAAAACTTACAGCAGGAACAGGGGCAGTAGA